AAAGTGAACTTGCAATACAGCCTGTACTATTACATGCTTGTTAAAGATAACACGGCTCCCCTCTTGCAGGGGAGTTCTTCTGCTTCTCGATGGTGTAGTGGTAACACAACGGTTTCCAAGTCCGTTGTCTGGGGTTCGATTCCCTATCGGGATGCCAATGGATGAGCTGAGCACTGGCGAGCTCAAGTGGCTGTAACCCACCCGTTCATTCTGTGTTGGTTCAACTCCAACCTCATCCACCAATTTTTGTCCAAGAGGATATATGGCTTTAACTGATAACGAAAAAACAAAAGATCGTAAACCAAAGATACGTTCTGTTGACGCGGGAACTAATCGTTCCTGGTCAGACAAACAAAAGATTGAAGCTGTTCAGTCTTACCTACTTTTAGGCAATCTTGCGCTTACGTCTAGAATTCTTAAAATTCCTGAAATTACCCTCCGTGTGTGGAAAACCACCGAATGGTGGAAGAATGTTGTTGATGACCTACGGCAGCAAGAGTCCATGGAAATGTCAGGACGTCTGCGTAAAATCGTAGATGCTAGCCTGGTGGCTGTCGAAGATCGGTTGCTCAATGGCGACCTGATGTATGACAACAAAACAGGTCAAATGGTGCGTAAGCCTGTGAACATGCGTGATGCTCACAAGGTTGCTGTTGACCTCATGGACAAGAAAAAGCTTCTTGATAAAGAGGCCACAGACGGTCCTGTTGAAGCTCAAGAGGATGACCGCTTGCTTAAGTTGGCTGAGAAGTTTGCTAGCTTTGTGCAACAAAAGATTGATAAACCCGTCGAGATTATTGACGTGGAAGACGTAGAAATAAAGCAGGATAATTCAGAGGCAGAAGGTCAGGCTCATAACCTGAAAGTCGAGGGTTTGAGTCCCTCTCCTGCAACCAATATTGAGGAACAGTAATGCCTTACATGAAAGATGGCAAGCGCGACTACAAACGTGAAAACGCTTTGTACAACTCTCGCCCAGAACAAATTAAAGCTCGCTCAGAACGCACAACTCTGCGTCGTGAAGCCAACGCTAAAGGCATCACCCACAAGGGTGACGGAAAAGATTTAGACCATGTCAAACCTCTCTCTAAGGGTGGAGCAAACACTCTGTCCAATGCCAGAGCCACAACCAAGTCTGCTAACCGCAGCTTTAGCCGCAACGCCGACGGAAGCTTGCGTAACCAACAATCCACCCGCGAACGTAAAAGTACACGGAAATGAATGTTGCTCTAACAGCGGATGTAGTACAGGGTTTTGTTGGGAGTGTATTATCATCTCGTTTTGATGGTCGTAGTAGCTCCCCAGACTTCCATCGTGAATGTTGGGAACTCTGCTGTTCCAATGAAAAGTTTGTAGCCATTGCTGCACCTCGTGGTCATGCTAAAAGTACAGGCGTAACGCTAGGGTATGGTTTAGCCACGCTTCTCTTCCGAGAGCGTAAATTCATGCTTCTTGTTTCAGATACAGAAGCTCAGGCCAGTTTGTTCCTTGGAACATTTAAACAAGAACTTCAAGACAATCAAGAACTCATTGACTTGTTTGGTTTGAAGCGTAACGAAAAAGGTTTGGTTCAGTTTGTCAAAGACACTGAAACAGACATTATAGTTGAGTGTACGGACGGACATAAGTTCAGGATTATTGCTAAGGGAGCGGAACAGAAGCTTCGTGGATTAATCTGGAACGGGTCGCGTCCGGACATCATTATGTGTGATGACATGGAAAACGATGAACTTGTTATGAACAAGGAACGTCGTGAAAAGATGCGTAAATGGTTTAAGGGTGCTCTCTTGCCATGTCGCTCTGACCGTGGTATTGTTCGCATGGTAGGAACCATCCTGCATGCTGACAGTTTGCTAGAACGCATGATGCCCAATCCATCTGACAAGATGACGGTGGTTGAAGAACTTAAACAATACTCCAAGCGTAAGAGCATGTGGAAGTCGGTTAAATACCGTGCCCACAACTCTGACTTTTCTAAGCTCCTATGGGCCTCTAAGAAGTCTGCAACAGAGTTTAAGATGCTATATGAGGAAGCTGTCAAAGACGGCACTACAGACATCTACAGTCAGGAATACTTGAATGAGCCAATTGATGAATCCGTGTCATTCTTCAAAAAGGGAGACTTTCTCCCCATCACAGAAGATGACCGTAAGGCTCGCCTCAATTATTACATTACTGCCGACTTGGCTATTTCAGAAACTGAGAAGGCTGACTTCTCCGTGTTTGTCATTGCTGGAGTTGACGAAGATAAAATTATTCACACAAAGAACGTGATTCGTGAGCGTATGGATGGTAAGGAAATTGTTGATACATTTCTAGCCCTTCAGAAGCTTTACGACCCTGTTGCCATTGGTGTTGAGGACATGCAAATTTCCAAAGCTATTGGCCCGTTTCTGCGTGAAGAGATGATTAAACAAAACGTCTTCATAACACTCATGCCTTTGAAGCATGGGGGTAAAGATAAGACCACACGAGCTAGAAGCGTACAGGCGCGTTTACGTGCTCATGGCATGAAGTTTGACAAAGAAGGTGATTGGTATCCCATCTTTGAAAATGAATGTCTTGCTTTCCCTCGTGGTAAGCATGATGACCAAGTTGACGCTTTTGCCTATCTTGGACTGATGCTTGACCAGCTTATTGAAGCTCCCACCAAGGAAGAGTTTGAAGAAGAAGAATACTTTGATGAGTTGCAAAACTCCGATTTAAACAACCAAGGACGCGACTCCTACACAGGATATTAAATGGACGAACAACAAAAACCTTTGGCAGCCATGCTGGAAAGCGTGAACATTGCCGAATCGCTGGATGAAGGAAAGCTTACAACGATTGGACGAGATGCTGAAAAAGGTTATGTCCTTGACCATGAATCTCGCCTTGATTGGGAAAAGCATATTGATGAATGGACTAAGCTTGCAAAGCAAACGATTGAGCCGAAAACTTATCCTTGGCCTAAAGCGTCTAACATTAAATATCCACTTCTCTCTACGGCTGCTATGCAGTTTGCTGCTAGGGCTTACCCTTCTCTTGTCCCGTCGAATGGGAAGATTGTAAACGCTAAAGTTATTGGTAAAGACCCAGATGGGGCTAAGCACCAAGTAGCAGAAGCTGTTTCCATGTACATGTCTTACCAGTTGCTGGAAGAAATGGACTCTTGGGAAGAGGAAATGGATAAATTGCTCATCATGCTCCCTATTGTGGGCACGATGTTCAAGAAAACTTATTGGGACCCGCTTAAAGAAGCCAACTGCTCGCATCTGGTGATGCCTAAAAACCTCGTAGTTAACTACTGGGCACGTAGTTTGGCAGATGCTGAGCGTATTTCCGAGGTACTGGAAGTATCTCCTCGTAAAATTAAAGAACGCCAACAAAGTGGTTTGTGGTTGGATGTCGAATTTGGTAAGCCTGTTGTCCAAATGGACGGCAAACAAGGCCCAACAGTTATTGACGACACTACCCCACACATCTTTATTGAGCAACATACGTTCCTTGACTTGGATGATGATGGCTACAAAGAGCCTTACATCGTTACATTCCACAAGGAAACTAAGAAAGTAGTCAGAATTGTCGCACGTTTCGACGAAACTACCATCAAAATGGATGCTGAGGGAGGTATTCGCAAGATTGACCCCATTCAGTATTATACTAAGTTTGGGTTTATTCCTAATCCTGATGGCGGATTCTATGATATCGGCTTTGGTGTCCTTCTTGGTCCACTCAACCATAGTGTAAACACCCTAATTAACCAGCTTTTGGACGCAGGACACTTGGCTACGTTGCAAGCAGGCTTCTTGGGTAAAGGTTTGCGCATTAAAATGGGTGATACCAAGTTTATGCCGGGCGAATGGAAAGCTGTTAACTCAACAGGTGATGACCTGAAGAAGCAGATTGTTCCATTACCAACAAAAGAACCTAGTTCTGTGCTGTTCCAGCTTATGGGTAGCCTCATTACCTCGGGTAAAGAGCTTGCTTCTGTTGCTGAAATCTTCACAGGCAAAATGCCGGGTCAAAATACTCCTGCAACCACCACCATGGCTACTGTTGAACAGGGCATGAAGGTGTTTACTGCGGTGTATAAGCGTTTGTACCGAGCTCTTACCGAGGAATTCCTCAAGCTTGCTCGATTGAATAACCTGTATCTCAATCCCAACACCTATGTTGACATTGTGGATATGGAAATCAACCCAGACGACTTTGACCTGACAACACATAAAATTTATCCTGCCGCTGACCCCACTGCAGTGTCTCAAACTGAGAAACTATTAAAGGCACAAGGCTTGATGGAACTGCTCCCAACAGGTATCTTAGACCCTGTTAAAGTGGTTCAACGTATTTTGGATGCACAAGAACAGCCAAACTGGCAAGAACTCATTAAACCTGAGATTATGCAAAGTGGTCAAATGCCTCCTCCCCCTCCAGACCCCAAGATGCTAGAATTGCAGATGAAAGGTCAACTGGAAGGTCAAAAGATTCAAATGCAAGGAGCAGCGCTTCAGCATAAGATGGAGCTAGAAGCTCACGATAAACAAGTTCAACTCGCTATGAAGCAAGAAGAGCATGCACAAAACATGCAACATGCTGCTGACATGGCGAATATTAAGGCTGCAGAAGCCGTACATTCTGGTCGAGTCCATTCTGCTACAGAGCAGGCTGGTTTTATCCAGAAACTGGTGCACACTGATGCACAACATCAGCAGAAGATGCACCATGCACGACAAGCTGCAGCTCAAACGGCTAAGAAGCCATCAAAAGGAGCTAAATGACAAAGAGTGAATATATTGATTGGAAAGGCCACCCAGTAACGCTGGAGGTCTTCCGTCAAATTCAACGTCGAATTAACGATTTGCAAGAGATGCTAGGCGAATCAGCAGGAGCTGACCCTCGCCAAGACGCAGTTTTTGTTGGCGCAATAAAAGCGTACAAAGACCTCGTCACTATCGATTTCTACGACGAAGAACAAGAGGAGTCTCTATGATTAAACCCACTCTACACCGGATTCTTGTCAAAGCTGACAAGCTGGAAGAGACAGACAAAACTTATGTGAAAGCTACGTCGTTAGGCCTAGTGCTACCGGAGCATGAAGATAAGAAACGAGCGCAAGCAGGTGTCGATAAGGGACGTGTTGTGGCAATTGGCCCAACAGCCTTTCGAGACTTTAACACAACTTCCCCAATTGAGGTTGGTGACTACATTGCATATGCCCGCTTTGCAGGCAAAACTGTAGAAGACCCCTATACTCAGGAAGAATTTGTAGCATTGAACGATGAAGACATTGTCTGTGTCTTCCATCAAGAATAAGGAGGCCCTTAGATGGCTGAAGAAATTAAAGACGCAACCCCAGCGGTTGACACCACCCCATCAAATGAACCAGAAGTTAAACTGTCTGCTGCCGAAGAAAAGGCAATGGAACAGGGCTGGGTTCCTGAAGACCAATGGGAAGGTGACCCTGAACAATGGCGACCAGCTAAAGAATTTCTGGACCGCGGTGAATTGTTTAAAAAGATTGAGGACCAAAACCGTACGATTAAAGAATTTAAACGTGCGTTAGATGACCTCAAAGGCCACCATGCTAAAACGCGTGAAACAGAATACGCACGAGCATTGGCTACCCTCAAAGCACAGAAACGTGCTGCACTTGAAGAGGGTGATGCGGCGGCTGTGATTCAGTTGGATGATGAAATTGACCTCGTTAAAGACGAGCAAAACAAACTCAAACAACGTGATGTACAGCAAACCGAAGTTGACGTCAATCCCGAATTTGCTTCTTGGGTTGACAAAAATAAATGGTATGAGACCAACGAGCCTATGAAAGCCTACGCTGATGCGCTAGGTCGTAGTTTGGCAGTTAAGGGTATGAGCCCATCGGCTGTTCTACAGGAAGTCGAAAAACAGGTTAAGTTGGAGTTCCCAAATAAATTTACTAATCCTAACCGTAACAAGCCGGGTGCAGTAGAGGGTAGTTCTAACAAAGGCGGCAAGAGTTCTGGTGAAGTCTCTTTGTCCGATGAAGAGCGTCGAGTGATGCAACGCTTTGTCCGTACGGGTGTAATGACTGAAAAAGATTACATTGCGGAATTGCGTAAAATTAAAGGAGTTTAATATGAGTGACATTAAAGAAGCAATTGCGAAAGCACCGAGAGGTCGTACGCAGCGTGTTCCCGTCGGTACACGAAATGTTCTAACAGTAGCTGGCAAAGACGCCAATTACGAATACCGAGTGATTAATGACTCTGGAGACAGGGTGCAGGAATTTTTGGATGCTGGCTATGAGCTGGTTGAAAATAGTTCTGTGAGGGTGGGTGATAAACGAGTTAACTCTGCTTCGTCAGAAGGCTCCGTATCACAGATTTCTGTCGGACAAGGCCAAAAGGCTTTCGTCGTACGCATCAAAAAAGAATGGTACGAGGAAGACCAAGCTCGCAAGCAAATTAAGGTCAATGAGATGGAAAACGCCACCAAAGCAAAAGCTCTTGATGGTACTTATGGTAAGCTCGAAATTACTCGAAGCTAAATAACAATTAAGTGCCGTTGGGAATTACCTATTTTATTATGGAGAATTGCTAATGGCAAGTGTATCTCGTGCTAACGGGTTCCGTCCCGTTAAAACAGTGACTGGTGCGGCCTATAACGGTCAAGCCAACGTGTATTTTGTTCCCTCTACCGATTCCACCGTGATTATGGTTGGTGACGCAGTTAAGCTCGCAGGCGATGCCCGCGCTGCTACTGGTGCTCCTACTGTGACACGTGCTGGCGCTACTGATGTGCCAGTGGGTATCGTTGTGGGTATTTTGTTTACAGGCGTCGGTGACCTCACCAACATGCCTCCAGTTAACGATTTGAACACTCCGGTTTACCGTCGTGCTTCTACAGACCGTTATCTCTTGGTGTGTGATGACCCTAACGTCGTGTATGAAGTTCAGTATGCTGGTACTTCCGTGGCTGCTGCTACAATCACTGCAAACGTTGGTTTGAACGGTCAGTTCACCACTACTGCAGGTAGCACATCTTCTGGTGCTTCTGGTATGCAACTCGACAGCTCTGGTCTTGCAACCACTGCTACCCTTCCTATCAAGATTGTTGGTTTCCCTAACCGTCCTGATAATATCCCCGGCGATACATACTTCAGCTATTTCGTGAAACTCAATGGTTCCACAAACAGCTCTGGTACTGGTCAGGCTGGCGTTTAATTTTAAAGGAAAGGTAGAATATGTCTATTATTAATAGTGGCTCGTTTGCCAAAGCACTATGGCCCGGCGTTAACGCTTGGTATGGTAAAGCGTACGACGAGTATGCAACAGAGTATGACAAGTTGTTCGACAAGTTCAACAGCTCTAAAGCGTTTGAAGAAGACGTCGGTATTTCTTCGTTTGGTCTCGCCCAACAAAAGGGTGAAGGTGCTGGCATTTCTTATGACAGCGAAAAGCAAGCATTCACAACTCGCTATCAACACGCCGTGTTCGCACTGGGCTTTATCATCACTCGTGAGATGATGGAAGATGACCAGTACGACGTGGTTGGTCAACGTAAAGCTCAAGGCCTCGCCTTCTCTATGCGTCAGACTAAAGAAGTGTTGGGTGCTAACGTGTACAACCGTGCTTTCAACAGCTCTTACACTGGTGGTGATGGTAGTTCTTTGATTGCTAGCAACCATGCTAACATCAAGGGTGGTACTTGGTCTAACCAAATCGCTACTGCCGCTGACTTGTCAGAAGCTGCATTGGAACAAGCATGTATCGACATCGCTGGTTTCACTAACGATGCTGGTTTGCTGATTGCTGTGAAGCCTGAGACGTTGGTTATCCCTCGTCAACAAATCTTCGAAGCAAAGCGTATCTTGGGTTCTGATGGTCGCGTTGGCACTGACAACAACGACTTGAACGCTATCAAAGCTGCTGGTTTGATCCCTGAAGTGGTTGTTAACCACTACTTGACTGACCCAGATGCTTGGTTCATCCGTACAAACGTGCCACACGGCATGAAGTACTTTGAGCGTCGTGCTGACCAGTTCGACATGGACAACGATTGGGATACTGAGAACGCTAAGTTCAAAGCCACTGCTCGTTACAGCTTCGGCTGGACCGATCCTCGTGGTCTGTACGGTTCGCAAGGCGCCTAATTAACCTGGGGGGACTTGTTCCCCCTTTTATAAGGAATTAATATGGGTTTTCGCACTTCCGACATCACTCCAATCAGCGCCCTCGGCCCTACAGTTCTTATCCCTACATCGAAAGACGTAGTCGTTAAGAGCTTTAAGGTTTCACGCACTGAAACTACAGCCGTTAAGAAAGCTGTGTTGCCTGCTGATGCTTCCATTTTGGAAGTCATCGTCAATGGTAGCACTGCCTCTGATGCGTCATCTACAGCTACTGTGACTATCACCGCTGCTGACAATACTGGTACCATCTCAAGTGGTACTTATAACGTCAAAACCAACGGTGCTGTTACAGGATTTGTGACTATGTCTGGTCTGCCTAACTTGCAACCAAGTCCCTTGACTGGTGACATTGCAATTAGCGCAGTCTATGCAGAAACAGGCACTGCCAGCACAACTGGCGGCGACTGGTACGTAACGATTAAATACGTTCGTTAATGGGGAGGGGCTACGGCCCCTTTCTTGTATTGGGAGCTGGTAAAGCTTCCGTCTTTGGTAAAAGGAAAATAAAATGGCTGGTTCTAACGTATGGGTCAAATGCGGCAAGGTTTATAACCTCACCCCTGACGCCGGTGTCACCGCAACAGGTGCACAAACACGAATTTATAAAGACAGTCCCTATGCTACATTTCAAGCATATGGTACTACTGCTAGCGGCTCTGGTTCTGCTACAATTAAAATCCAAGGCAGTAATTTGGATGATGCCAACTCCTATGTGGACTTGGGCACAATTACTTTAACACTTGGTACAACTCTTTCTGCTGATGGTTTCTCTACATCAGCTCCTTGGAAATATGTACGTGCAAACGTAACAGCAATTTCTGGTACAACTGCTACCGTTAACGTTTTGATGGGAGTGTAATATGTCCGTCGTAACTAACGATCAAGCTGCTGGCTACCCTACAATCTATTGCAATGCTAAGACAAACGCCGCTGTTATGACTAACGGCTTAGAGATATTTACCACTACAGGTGATGTCTTGGTGTTTGCTATCTTGTCAGAGTGCTATACTGCTAACGGTGCTACAGCATCTACATTGCAGTATTCTGCTACAAACAACACAACTACAACCTCACAAACAATGTCAGGTGCATCTGCTTCGTTGGCAAACGCTGCACAAGGTGTATCAGTAATTGCTCAATTGGGTGCTTTGGCTAACGCTCCTACAGTGTCTAACGCTGCTGGTGTTGGTGTATTCCCATGGGGAGCTGTTCGCGTCCCTGGTGGTAGTTCTATTAAGCTTGTTGTAGGCGTTGGTTCTACTACAGGTACATGGAAACATTACATTCACTGGCAACCCCTTGAACAAGGTGCAGTTGTCGTTCCTTCCTTCTAACCTATGAAGAACCATCTCCTCCTTGGCAACTGGAATGCTTTATGCGATTCCTGTGGTCGTAAATTTAAAGCATTAGACCTGCAAAAGCGTTGGGATGGCCTCATGGTTTGCCGAGAGGACTTTGAACAACGGCATCCACAGGACTTGTTAAAAGTTCAACGTGAAAAAATTGCAGTTCCATGGTCTCGTCCATATGCTGCTCAAGATACATACATTCCTGAAAATCTCTGGACAAAGCCAGATGACCACTTAGGTATAACAGAACAAAATGCTTTCGATGTTATTAAACGTATTTATGATACGTATGCTAACACTGGTGCATTAAATGGATACTCACTCAATGAGTTTGCATTAAATCAAACAGTTGCTCAAGGAGCTCCTTCTGAGACATTTGTTATGTCTGAGACATTCTTTGCAACTCTTGGTCGTTTTGTTAATGAATCTTTAGCTGCTACGGAAACCTTTGCTAAAGCAATTGGTAAACGTATTGATGAAGTGCTCCCTATTGGTGAGTCTTATCGTTTTGCAGAAACAGAACACAATGGTGATACACTGTCTTTCTCGGAAGCACAGCGATTCACTATGAGTAAGAATATTTCTGAAACTATTACAGTTACAGAAGTTTATCGAAACGGGGTAGCCCGTCCAGTGTCTGATTCATTGTCCTTGTCTGAAGGTGTTACTAAGCAAGATAATGAAAAGACAATTGAAACCCTCTCTATGGCAGAGACAAGTAAATTTGCTATTGGTAAAGGCCTGTCTGACAGTGTATCACCAACAGAAAACTTCTCTTATGTCTTGGTTTCTTCCCCTGACCAATTTGTAAACGGGTCTGCTCTTAACACAACCTATTTAGGATAAAATATGATTAATGATTCTCTTGCCATGCGTGGCGACGTGCTGATTAAGTTGAACGATGAAGTTGTTCTGGATAAGAAAAACCTTATTGTTAACGTTGGTAAAAACTTCTTGGCTTCTGCTGTAATTAACAGCTCAGCAAGTCCTTTCACTCACATGGCTATTGGTACTAGTGGTACTGCTGCTGCTTTGGGTGACACTGCTCTGGGTAGTGAACTTGTTCGTCAAGCATTCACCTCTTCGTCTGTTGCTTCTAACGTTGTAACTTTGACGGCTTTGTATGCTGCTGGCGCAGGTACAGGTGCTTTGCAAGAAGCTGGTATTTTTAACGCTGCTTCTGCTGGTACAATGCTCTCTCACGTTGTTTTCTCAACTATTAACAAAGGCGCTGCTGACTCATTGACCATCACTTGGACAATCACTGTCGGTTAATCTATGACCATTAAGTTTACCAACAATGCCGCTACCTCGTTGGCATCAGGTATTACGAACGTTGCAACCAGCCTTACCGTAGCGTCGGGCAAAGGTGCTTTGTTCCCAACCCTGTCAGGTGGCGATGTATTTTATGTCACATTAGCAAACTCTTCCGGTGTGGTTGAGATTGTTCAGGTTACTGCTCGTTCTACTGATACCTTTACCATTGTTCGTGGACAAGATGGTACTACTGCAGTTGCATGGAACACTGGTGATAAAGTTGAATTGCGCCCAACCGCAGGTGTTCTCACCTCGTTTGTGCAATCAGCCAACTTGCCTACTTCTGCTGTAACTTCTGCAGTAGCAGGTACTGCTATTAGTGTTTCAGGTGCAACTGGTGCAGTTACAATTAACAATACAGGTGTAACTTCTGCTGTGGCTGGTACAGGTATTTCTGTGTCTGGTGCTACAGGTGCTGTAACTATTACCAACCAAATTACAGGTGCTCGTGGTCAAGTCTTTACTTCCAGCGGAACCTTCACGATTCCATCTGGTGTTAGCGCGGTCAAAGTAACCGTGCTCGGCGGGGGAGGCGGTGGTGGCGGTGCGGCTTCTAACCCTTGTGGGGCTACTGCTGCTGGCGGTGGTGGTGGTGCTGTAGCTATTCAATACTTTACCGGACTGACTTCTGGAAATACTCTTTCTGTTGCCGTTGGCGGCGCAGGCGCAGGAGGTCCCGCAATTTCTGGAAGCGGAGGCACAGGCGGCACATCAAGCGTTTCTTCGGGCACACAGACTATTACCACTGTGCAAGCGACGGGTGGTGTTGGGGTTGCAAACAGTAATGGAACCGGTGGAAACGGCGGCACTTTTAGTGGCGCGGTTATTGGTGTCAACGGACAGAAAGGCTTTTCCCCTACCGGTACTGCCGCCGGGGCGGGCGGGGCTACAGGCTTCGGATTTGGCATTGGGGGGTTGGGTGGTATTGCCTCCCCACTAACGGCAGGCGGTGCAGGCTTTGGCTACGGCGCTGGCGGTGGTGGGTCCACGAATTTGAATAACGGCTCTCCCGCTGGCGGTGCTGGCGGTGCTGGTATCGTGATAGTTGAATGGTAAGGAGCCGATATGACAATTCAACCGTATTGCCTCGTAGACATTACGTCTAATGTTTGTGACAACCTTGTCCTTTGGGATGGTGACTCGCAGACTTGGGCCGTTCCAGAAACACATCTGGCCTTGCCTCAAAATACTACCCCCTCAAAAGTTTGGGTCTATGACGACGCTGACAAGGTATGGCTTCTGAGTAGCACTGTCGGCGAAGGACAAATCGGATTTACTTGGGACGGCAGTTCTTTGGTAACCGACCAGCCCATGCCAACAAGCGCACCCCAAGTCACCGTTCACGGACTGGCTCAACCCTCCGCAGAAGGCGCTCAAACGCTATGACACAGCAAGTCGCCCTCACCCACTCCGTCACTTACGACGGAGCAACCTTAAATGTGTACCACGCACCCAAAGGGCAGGGCTTGCCCCGCCACCAGCACGTCTACGCACACCTCACGATGTGCCACGCAGGCAGCCTCATTGTTCGCAAGGAAGGCCGCGAGCTGGTGATGACTAAGGACACGCAGCCCGTAAACCTCGTGGCGAATGAGTGGCATGAAATCGAAGCCCTTGAGGACGGCACGGTATTTGTGAATGTGTTTGCAGAAGGTAAATACTAATGGCAACAATTGACGCCACAGATGCCCGACTGTCTTCTCACGAAGAGATTTGTGCCTTACGATATGAAGTTATAAACGGTCGCCTTAAACGTCTTGAATCAATCCTCATCATTGCATGTGGAACGCTTCTTTGCGGAATGGGCGGAATAATTATGACTTTTTTAACACACAGTAAATAATATGCCCTTAACAATCCTCGCTGCTGCTAATGCTGCTGTTGCCGCAATACAGCAGGGATGTGAATTGTATAAAGAGTATAAAGGAACTGTACTTAAAGCTAAAGCCACCTTTGACGAAGTTAAGGGTATGGCAATTGAAGTCTCAGATGTTGGAACAGGCATCTGGGACTTTATTAAATCTAAGCTTTTTCCACAAGAAAATCCCCCTCCGCCTACGCTCCCTGATGTAAAGAAATCGGACGACCGTGGCGCACCGCAGGGGGCCTCTCTTCCAGAAGAACTGGATGAGCAGACTATTAAGAGTAGTCTCATAAAGAATTTAAAAATCTTCTTCAAAGGTATGATTGCCTTAGACAAGAAGATTAAAGAACAACAAGAACGGATGGATACACAAGAGATTCATCCTGACGAACTTCTTGATATTTCCCTAGACCATGTTGTAGCAATGAAAGAAATGGAAAAGCTACAGAAGGAAATTAGAGAGACAATGATTTATCAAAGTCCTCCTGAACTAGGCGCTTTGTACACAGATGTGGTTAACATGTTTGGGTTGGTACAAGAAAAACAAGAAGCCACACACTTATTAAACGTTAGGAAAAAGAAAGAAGCATGGCAACGTCAAGACCGTCTCCTAACAAAAATAAGGCAGCGTATAGCATGGGTCCTCGTGATGGCCCTAATAGTGATGGAAATATGGGGACTAATACTAGCACTTCTTCTAGCGAGACCGCATTTATAAGTTTCCTTATATTGCTAACTCTGCTATTTTTTATTATCCTTCCATTTGAACTGTACCTCTACATCATTGTAAAGGATGCTGTTGAAATGTGTTATAAGGCAAAAGCATGAACGAACTAATGAACCTGCTTAAAGGTGCTGCTCCCGGCCTTGCAACGGCTGTTGCTGGCCCTTTAGGTGGTATGGCAATAGCAGCTATAGCAGACAAGCTTGGAGTGCCTTCTACGCCCTCTGCTGTCACACAGGCACTTAAAGACAATCCAGACCTTGCACTCAAACTTAAAGAGATTGATGCTAAAGAATACGAAGTTGAGCAAACAAACTTAACAGAACGTATGAAAGCTGACATGGCTTCTGACTCTTGGTTGTCCAAGAATATTCGTCCCATGGTGCTTATTTTCTTGTTGGCTGCTTACAGTGGCTTTGCCATTGCATCTATTTTCAATTATGAAACTCGTGGTGCATATGTTGAGCTGTTAGGTCAATGGGGTATGTTGGTTATGTCGTTCTACTTCGGTGGACGTACAATGGAAAAGATTGCAGATAAGGTAAAGAAATGAAACTTAAAGATGTAGTATTGCTAACAGCCACAGGCTCGTTGGTAGCTGTTGTTGTTAACATGATGATTATGTTTACAATCGCTGTTCTTGACCCCAGTGTCGATGATGGTAAGGTATTTGAAATTATTGGTCCAGCCTTCCAAACCATCGTTGGTGGTTTTATTGGTTTGATTACAGGTATTAACATTGGTAAACAGGAACAACAAGATGCAACTGAGTGAACATTTCAGCCTTGAAGAGGCAACATATTCTGAAACTGCTGTACGTTTAGGCATTAGCAACCAACCCTCCACTCTCCAGTTGGAGAACATGAAACATGCTGCTGGTCAGCTCGAAAAGGTTCGTGAGTTGTCAGGTGCTTTACGCATTAACTCTTGGCTTCGTTTGCCTGATGTAAACGTGGCTGTTGGTGGTAGCAAGATTTCTAGCCACATGGATGGTTGGGCAATTGACGTTAGCTCTTCTAAACTCACTCCTTACGAATTGTGTCAGCTCGTTAAAGGTGCTGGCATTAAGTTTGACCAGATGATTCATGAGTTTGGTCGTTGGATGCACATCTCGTTTGCTCCTGAAATGCGCCAGCAAGAACTCACCATCTTCAAACCCGAAGGTAAATACAAACCCGGCATCTTGACAGAAGCCGAATATCACAAGGCCTAATGAATGTCTACTAGCGGAACAACCACATGGAAGCTCAACCGTGACGCGGTTATCAGTGCAGCTCTTCGCAAGCTCTCTGTGTTGTCCGGCGGAAGCACACCAGAAACCTACCAAGTAACTAATGCCACAGAAGCCCTTAACGCTATGATTAAGGGTTTTCAAGAGGATGGCATGCCCGTATGGGCAATGAAAAGCTACACCTTCACAACTATTGTGGGACAAGCTTCTTATGACATTGGAACAGGACAGGCCCTTGATACTCCCATGCCCTTGAAGGTAACTCAGGCATGGCGTAATCAAACTCCTACCTCTAGCAACGTTCCCATGAACGTGGTTCCAGATTACAACTATAACATTTATCCGTTGGTCAATAGTTCAGGCACTCCTGTTAACTTGTACTACCAGCCTCAAGGCTACAAAGGTACAATTAACCTGTGGCCTAAACCAGCGGACGCAGTGACTACAATTACTCTACGTTATCAACGTCCCTTTGAGGATATGACTAGCGCAACAGATGACTTTGACTTCCCTCCGTATTGGACAGAAGCTCTCATCTTTGGATTGGCTGACCGCCTTGCTCCTGAATATGGTATTCCTTTGCAAGACCGTCAAGCCCTAACTGCACAAGCTGAACGCTTCCATACTAACGCATTGTCGTTCGGTACTGAAGAAGGTTCTATGTATTTTCAACCTGATTTTACAGGAAGTCGGTGGTAATCAATGCCATACAGTAAAACCCCAGTCTTACAGACATATGAAACCAAGCGGGTTAACTTTATTGCTAACCCCCAACAACGTAACGGTACAACAGACAAAGACTTTCGCTTGGTCAACATGATGACTGAGGTTATTAAGAGTCCTGTAGGTGACCAAAAGAAATATTATGTAAAGAGCCGCCCGGGTGTTGCCTTGGCGTATTCTACAGCAACAGGAGTTGGACGTGGACTTTACTATTGGGTTATTTCAGGAGTGGGCTATGCAATGGCTGTTGTGGGTAACAAGGTCTACAGCAACGGCACTGCGGTCCTCACACTCGCCACCTCAACAGGCAAATGTGGATTCTCTGAATTTGTAAGCTCAACAGGAACTGTTAGCTTGGTTTTGTTGGATGGTACTGATGGCTATGTATTTAGCAATCCAACCACTCCAGTTAAAATCACATCAGCTAACTTCCCAACACCTCATGTTCCCATTCCAATCTTTATGGATGCCTATCTGTTCGTTGCTAAAGCAGACAGCGAAGATATCTATAATAGTGACCTAGACAATCCTGCTTTATGGACTGCTGGTAACTATATTTCTGCTGAGATGTTCCCTGACAAGATTGTTGCCTTATCTAAAAACAACAACTACATCTATGCTATTGGTAGCGGAAGTATTGAATACTTCTATGATGCTGGTAATGCTACAGGAAGCCCCCTAGCTCGTCACCAAAGTGCTGTGCAACAGTTTGGTGCTGCTTCTATGTCCTCTGTTGTACAAACAGAAACAGAAGTTATCTTCATTGGTGAAACAAACGACGGTGGTCACACAGTTTGGACCATTAATGGCTTTAAAGAAAAAGAGATTGGTATTCCTGCTGTTAAATCTATCTTCTTAAATGAAGGTGACAACATCAAGAATGCATATGCCTTTGTGGTTCGTGTATCAGGACAAAAGCTCTACTGTATTAACCTGTCTACCAGAACAATGGTTTACAGCTTTGATACTGAGATGTGGAGTGAATGGCGTACAGACAGCGCAAACTTCTTCTGTGGTCATGCTGCAGATGGTCCTGCTGGTAGTGCTTACATGCTGCACAACACAGAAGGTGAAGTGTACATTATGGATGAGAACCGATTCACTGACCATGACATTCCAATTACTTGTCAAGTCATTTCATCTAAACTAGACTTTGATACAATCAATCGTAAGTTTATGTACCGTTTAAGCATCATTGGTGATGTGCCAGATGACACCTTAGTGGATTCTGCTGTAATGGTTTCATGGAGTGATGACGACTACAAGACATGGAGTACACCCCGTACCCTGAAGTTTACAGGAGACCTTCCTGCTATCTTCCAACTTGGTCAGTTCCGTCGTCGTGCTATTAAGCTTACCTATTCACTTCCTCACTTGCTTCGTTTGGAAACAATTGAAGTGGACATTAATAAGGGGAATGCATAATGGCAGGCGGAGGTCTTCCACCACCACCCACAAGAGCTGAGTCTGGTGACTTTGCTTGGGTGGCTTGGTACAACCAACTCTACTCTTTGTTAAATACACAAGGAGCTGTTTCTTGGTCTTTGGTTAATAAGTCTGGTAGCTCTATTGCTGACCTGCAAAATCACAACCATGACTTGCTCACAAGTATTCAAGGTAATGGTACTTACCATCTTTCTGCAACAGAACAAGCCCGAGTAGCGGGTGTTATTACTAAAGCTAGTGACCCAACTACAACAGATATTACTGCGGGTACATGGGCTATTTATAAGAACACAAGTTCTGGTGCTGTTAAGCTCTGGACAAATGACGGCGGTACAATGAAGTCCGTCGCCTTAACTTAAGGAATATTTATGAGTTTTTGGACAGACGTACGAGACACTGCTGAAGCAGGCGCCTCGGTTGCAGGGAATTACGTTCTTCCCGGTTCAGGCTTAATCACTTCTCAACTGGTTAGTGAGGGTGCTAAACAAAAGCTTAATTCTAGTTTAGGTCAACTGGCAATGCTAGGTTCTGGTATTGGCGGAGGCGTAAACGGAAATATGTCAAACTATAATTCATTGGGTGACATGTTTAGTTCGACGCCAATGGCTACGCCAGAGGTAACCCCCACAGGTACAGAGAATGCTTTAGGCGGTGCTGGTGCAGCCCCACAAGCTACTCAACCTATTATGCCTAGTACAGTGTCTACAGGCAGCAACATTGATACTACAGCAGGTGCTATTAATCCTGCAGGTTCTCCTAATGCAGGAGGTGCTGCTAACTTGCCAGACAACATAGACATTGGTGGTGGATATAATCCAGCCTCTGGTGCAGGTGGTGCACAATCTCCCGGTTTTTTGGCATCCTTGGGTGCTGGTAACTTTGGTGATGCAGCTTCTGCTGCTGGCAACTGGATTGGTAAAAACCCAATTCCTGCCATCTATGGTGTTGGTAGCTTGTATGACATGTATGCCAAAGGCCAGATGGCTAAGAAGCAACAAGAAATGTACGACCGCAACCGTGCAGACATCTTGAACACCTATGCTCCGGGTTCTCCTGAGTATAACTTGCTCAAACAGGAAATGGAACGTAAAGATGCTGCTGCTGGTCGTAACAGTCAGTATGGTACTCGTGCTAACGAATTGGCTGGTAAGATTGCTTCCTACAAGACAAACGCTTTGGCTAACATGATGGGTGGTCAGAACGCTTTGGCTAACCAAGGCTTGGGTAATCAGTTTGGTATGTTTAACACACCATTGACCTTGGCTGCTTTGACTGCTACACAGAAGGGCTAATATGGCTGACTTATCTACAATGTTTAACCAACTTGGTCCTGCAGGCGGTTCAATCCTTGCAGGTGTCCAAATGGGCAATGAAGCTAATGCTGCTAAATCTGAGCAGGCAATGCGTGAAGCCCAGATGAATAAAATCATCCAAGAGACTAAGCAGATGGAAATTATGAACCCTTTAGAGGTTCAAGCTAAACAACAAACTATTGCATCTAATGCTTTAAAAGTTAAATTAGATGAGAGTGAATATCATTCTAAAGCTCTTGCAGATATGATTCCTCGTTTGGAGTCTATTCCAGAAGCTGCACGTCATGCTGCTGTCATTGATATGGCACATCAAGCTGGTATTCCTATGGACCAATCTGATGTTCAACATTTACAAACTCTTGGCACAAAGGACATTGTTCCTTACTTAAAACGTGCTCAAGAACATGCCATCACTCAGAACCGACAATATCGTCAAGCTATGGACGTGGCTGAAGTACAACGTAAGTCTCATATGGCTGGTATTGGTGCACAAATTCAAGGACAAAAAGACCTTGAACAGATGCGCATTGATGCTGGTAAATATAACAGAAATAAAGTGGCTACTGATGTCAATTCTGCATTACTTAAAGTGCGCAATGCTCAACAAGCCGCTGAACTTTTGGAAACTGCCTATTACACAGCAGAAGCTGCTAATGATATGAAGATGGCAGAACAATACAAACAACGTGCTCTGCAAGCTCGTCAACGTGCTGCAGAAGATGCTGCAAACCGTGCTGCAGGCGCTCCCGGAACTATGGGCGTGTCTGTCCCCGGCGGTGGTATTGAAATTCAAAATAAACCTCCTGCTGCTGCCACAGCACCTATTGCTGGTGGTCCGGCCTTAGGCACAGCAGCAAACCCAATTAAACTTGATTAAGGAATAACAATGCCTGTATACCAATATGAAGGTCAACATTATGACTTGCCAGATGGCTTGTCTAATGAACAGGCTATTGCCAAAATTAAAGCTCATTTAGGTAAAGCAGAAGCTCCTGCTACAGAAGAACCCAGTGCATTGGGTCAATTTGCTGCCAACACTGGTGGCACATTGGCTGCATTGGGTGACATTGGTGCAGGACTTATTAAAGCTCCTTTGGCTATTGGTGCTGCCGTGGGCGGTAAGCTACGTGGTGGTAATGAGTATACTTTGGATGAACTACGTCAAGCAGGTCAGGCAGCGGTAGAGGATGTACTTCCTTCTATGGGTACAACCATGGGATTGGAGAAGAATCCGGGCTATCGTGCTACCATGAAGCCTTTTGAACTGATGGGTGAAGGCATTGATTACTTGGGTAATCGGGTTAGTGAACTCACAGGTTCTAAGGAATTTGGTGGTGCTGCTAAGCTTGGTACAGACATTGCTGCTCTTGGTGTTGGTGTTCCCGGCGCTAAATATGTTGGCAAAGGTTTGACTAAAGCTCTTGAAACAATTGACCCGGGCTTGCGTAAGATTACTCCTGAGTCTGTTCGTGCTAAGCTGGATGCTCAAATGGTATCTCCTGCTGAAGCTGCTCGTATTCAAGAAGCCACTGCAGTTACTCCAGAAGCTATTGACCCAAATGCTGCTTATTATAAAGAGCAGGCTTTGGCAAAAGAACAAGCTGCTTTGGAAGCACAGCGTCTTCAAGGTGAACGTCCTATTACTGTTGGTCCAGAGGGTGTGGAAATGCCCGGCATGCGTAGTGCTCAAGAAGCTATGGGTGCTTTTGACCGTCAGGTTGCCCGTGAAACACGCCGTGGTCCTACTGAAAATACAGAACCCTTCTATGTTACAGGCGAAGGTGAAGCTCTCTTTAATCCCATCTTTGAAGACCAACAACGTGTTCAGATGGCTAAAGACACTGCTGATACACAAGCTCGTGTTAAACGTGATACTGACCTAGCACTTCGTGCTGGTAGTGGTGAACAAAGTTCTGTGTTTGAACCTCATACAAACATGCACCGTCCTTTTGAAGAAGTGTATGCTAAAGAAGGTGAGAAGGTTCGCTTCTTGTCTTTTGATGAGTTTAAGAAGACTATGGTGAACTTGGCTCGTGAGCCGGGTACTGCCTTTGAAATGCCAGAGAACTTGCACACTGCTTATGAGCAATACAAGGCTCATCCATCACACGGTCAACAAGACTTGTTTGGTGCACATGAGACTACTGTAACTCCTACTCACAAGACATTGGGTGAAATGACTCCTGCAGAGAAAGCTAAGTTTACCAAGTCTGGTAAGAAGCTTGGTGCTACTGATGAGTTGTTACAACGAATGCAAGAAGATGAAGCTGGAAACACTTATTTCCGTTCAGGCTTCTCTAAAGAAGATTTGATTAAGGCTGCTGAAGCTATTGGTGAATCTGGTGCACTGAAAGGTGCTTCTGACCAAAGCAAACAGTTTGAACAAGCTGCTAAACAGCAGAAGTATCAGCCTAACAGTCCAATCAATAAAATCTTTAATAAACAACTGCGTAATCTTGGTAACAGTTTAATTGAATCTGTGGATGAGGCTAAAGCCTTGTCTGCGAATGTTCCAGATGTTAAACAAAACTGGTTACAAGAGAAAAGCAATTTGTTGACTAAAGGCGGTCAATACATGAAGACTCGTGTATTGCACCCTGTGTTTGACTTCGCCATTGATACAATGAATAAGGCTACACAACTGGGTGCTGCCGCAGTTAACGAAACTGTACATGGTACTTATTTACCAGCTCTTCGTGCTTTAACAAAAGACGAATTTGAAATGGCATTTACTTTGCTTAACAAAGCAGATGCTACACAGAAGCCCATTACTCCTGAAATGATGGATGCTATGCGCTTAACGCCTGCTGTGCGTGAGTTTATTAAGACTCATACTGATGTAATGGCTGAAGCTCTTAGGTCTATCAACGAAGCTCGTGAAGCTGCTGGTAAAAAACCAATCACTGCTCGTGAAGCATACTCTGCCATGAACATGACTGGTGACTTCCGTAAGGTTGCTTACAAGATGGTTGACGGTGTTCGTACCGTTGTTGGTGTTATTGGTTCAGATTGGGAAACTAATCCCTTGAAGAAACTTGGATACGAACGGGGTTGGTCTCTGGAACGTATTGAAGAATACATGAAGAGCCAAGACCCTGAACTATTCTTCAGTGATGTGCAGAAGATGGGTGAACTCAAGAAGAGTACACACAATACTCCCCATGAAGCTTTTATGGATGTGTTGGATGTGCTTGGACAAGACAATCCTCATGTGCAAGAGTTCTTGAACATCTTGAATGAGGTTGCTAAAGATGACCCTGCTAACTACATGGGAATGCAAAAGCATACCATGCAGAAGAAAGGTGTCTGGGGTATGGAAGGCCGTAAGCCTTGGTTGTCCGTAGATGAGAACGCTAATGCATTCTTTCAGAATCAAACAGCCTATTTAGAGAGTGCCTTAACATGGTCACATCTCGCTACAGGTGCAAAAGATGTAAACGCTTTGCTGCGTGACCCAGAAATTATTGCTAAACATCCTAACGCCGTTGCATTGGCTGATAAGTATTTGGCTAAGTCTCTGGGATTGAATCCCGACTATATTGGTAAGGTCGTAACAGAAGCTACCAATAAGATTATGACTCGTGCTGGTGTTGGTCCAAGTACATTACGTGGATTGACTGGCGTAGCTAAAGCAGCTACGAACACCCTGTCATTTTCGTTGTCTCCTTTCTTCTTGGCTGCTAACTTGATTCAGCCTGTGATTGCTACTCCTGCTATGGTTGCTTTGCTCCATAAATATGGCGCAGCTACTCATGGTTCTTTGGCTACATTGGGCTATGCTGACTCAGCAAAAGCCTTTATTACGTTCTTCAACAGCCGATTCAAGCCAGAAGCTTTGTCTTCTATTGAACGTGATGCTTTTGAGTACGCTCGTAAGCGCCATGTATATGCCACAGACATGATTGAACATGCTAATCAAGTTCGTGCTAATTGGGGTTATACTCTTACTAAAGTAGGCCAGTCTCCTGCAGCTCGTGTGGAAACAGCTACCCGTGCACAGATGTTCTTTACATTGGTGCATGTAATGTCTGAAAAAGGTATTAAGCCTAAAGATGGTTTGTTTGAAATGGCACACCGTTTTACAGACGAAGCTATGGGTAATTACTCTGCTACAGAACGTCCCGGATTGTATGACCGTTTGGGTCCTTTGGGTGGTGTTGCAGCTAACTTGCGTACCTTTTCTCACAACGAACTGAGCCGTTGGGCTATGTTTGCTCGTGAAGCAAAAGATAACAAGAATATGTTGCCTCTGGCCTTGCAAATGGCTATGACACTTCAAGTGGCTGGTCTGATGGGCTTGCCCGGATTTGACATGGCTGACAAGGTGTATGGTGAGTTGACTAGCTTGTTTGGTAAGCGTCGTGACTTGGTACTGGATTCCATGGCCTTGTCTAAAGATGCTGCTAACGCAACAAGTAAAGCATTCACTGGTACAGAAGCTAATCCTAATAAGCATTTAATGTTATCTAATGGCTTGGCTACCTACTACGGTGCTAACTTGACTCCTGCTTTGGGTTTGGGTACTATTGTTCCTACAACTGCTGCAGAAGCTTTGTTCCCCGGCGGTAGTCAAATTACAGACGTCATTGGTGCAGCTAAGGATGCAGCTATGCAACGTAATGAAACCTCTGCTAAGATTTTGGCATATAAAGCATCTCCCCGTGCCCTTCGTGGTATTGAGGATGTGAATTGGTTCCAGAACAAGCAAGGTGTTACCTTCAACAAGGATGCACAGAACTTCCATCCAACAGGACAACGTACTCCACGAGATACTGAGTTGCGTAAATGGGGTGTGTCAGGTTTAAGTGATATTGCTAACAACCGAGAATATCGTTTGGGGCAGCTTACATTAGACCGTACACAGAAGCGTACAGAAGCTATGAACTTAATTGGTCAAAGCATTGTGAACAATTCTCCTATCCCTAAGAAAGCAATTGACAAGTACATCATTGAAGGTGAGGGTGACCCCCAAGCTTTGATGCAAGCAATCAACCAGAAAGCTTTGCAGATGAACATGTCTCCTGCTATGCGTAACCAACTCATGGAAGCTGCTGGTCGTTCTATTCCTCAGCAATATGCTGCACAACGGAGAATGCAATAATGCCAGCGTCATTAGAAGAAATGTTTCAAAAACAACTCAACAATCCTAATGACCTTCTTGGACAACAATTCTCCTATCTAAGGGATATGAATCATATTCCTCAGATGGATTGGAAGTATTTTGGTGGAGCAAAAGAAGGGGAATATGACCGTTGGGCTAATCAATTAAAAGTTAGCCCTGATTCTGCTTGGCTTGAGAAGACCTTTGCGCATGAACTTCAGCATGCTGTAGATGCAGCACATGGTCGTCAACAATCTCAGATAGAGCAGAATTGGGAAAAGACTCCAGAGCAACAACGTTTTGTGGAGGCTGTAAAGAAACTAGATGAACCTACAAAGATTCCTTTAGGAGATTTAAATGAGTATCGAGCTCGTCGTGGAGAACGTCAGGCTTATGGAGTTGCAAACTCTAGATATCAGGCTCCATCCTATCTAGAATATAGCGGCTCATCTCATCTTGACCCCACTATGGCAACAGAGCAGGCAATCTTGATGGATTTAGCTAAACGAAGTCTTAAGAGTAAGCCTGCTGTTAAGCAGGAACCTAAACGTGACTATATTGATGAGACAATCAATAATGCAAC